GATTGCTTCAACCACATAGTTATGCCGCCCCACTGTATTGCCGGAAGTAGTGCAGCCAATCCTTCGCGGTTGGCGGCTCTACGCCTTCACCTTCACGCAGCCGAAGTAGCACGGTCGCGCCATTTGCGTTGACGCTGCTTTGACTGAATGAATAAGTCGGCGCTACCGTGATGTTGCTTCCAGCGGTGGCGGAGTGCAGGGTGATAATGGCCGCCGCGCCATTGCCTTCGTCTAGTATGTCCGTGCTCTCTCGAATATCCGCGCTGCTGACCGTCAGGCCAGTTGCGGTGATGGCGTGGCCGCTCGTGACTGGCGGACTCAGGCCGGTTTCGCTCGCCAGACCTGTGGCCACGACAAAGTAATCACCGCTATCCAAGTCCGGCGGGTCGAAGTCGTTGCATAGCGCCGAGTAGACTCCTCCGCTGATCGTGTCAGAGCCTTGCACGCACTCCGACTGGTCCCAAACGCCAGTGGCATTTGTGAGCCGGATAATCTTGGCCAGCGTGTGCGTCCAATCCGTCGCGGTCACGGTCAAGTTTCCGCTCTCGCTCCCGGTGGCTTCGCGGATCAGAATGCAGGCCCCAGCATTGCCGACAATAAGGGAGTTATCGCCCGCACCTACAAATCCGCTGGCCGTTGGTGCGGTCGCACCGCTGGACTTGCCCTCGATGCAGAGCACCAACATATTCCCCGCTGAAATCCCAGACGGGTATGGAACCGACAGGCTTGTGGAGCCCGTGACGCTGCTGCTTTCGGAGGCCCAGGCAATCGCCATTGTTAAAACGAGTTTGAGGAACATTATTTCTTGGCGAGCTTTTTCGCCCTGCGTTCGCGGATTCTTGGCAGCGCTTCGGGGGTCTCGGCGGGTTTATAATTGACGTTGCCTTCACAGGACCAACCGTTGCGCTTTACCTTGTCGAGCACGTCGTCTCGCCCTGAAACCCAAGCGCCGGGGTCGTTCGGGTAGCGTGCCAACCCCGAGCAGTACGTCTTTCCCGAAATGCTGACCCCGGCGTGGGCTGCTTCGTCGAGAAGATGCTTGCGCATCGTCGCATTCATCTTGTTCAGGTCTTCGTTGTTGTTGCGGCCCTCCATGTAGGCTTTCTCGGTCCCCCTTGCGCCCGGAGGCTGGCGCGAGGCGAGTAAGTCAGCAAAGAGCGGCGATGCGCCTTGAGAGAGTGCGAGTTGGTAAATGTCGTCGTAGGTCATTTTTTCGGCGGCAGTTCTCGCGTGGACCCAGGCGGCAGTCGCACAATGCGATGTGGCATTGGAAGTTTTCCGCTTGGATTAGGAACGACTCGCAATTTAACTGTGCGAGTTTTTGTTGTTGGGTCGTAACTCATGCGGCTTGCTCCTGAGGCGGACCGCCTTGTTCTGGTGCTGGTGGCGGTGGTGGCTGGAACTGCGGCACGTAGGGAGTCGTCGTGGCTTCCGACCAGAACTGACCGAGTTGATTGATCGGGTTCACATCGCCCGTCTGTCCCATGTAGCCCTGTACGATTGGTCCCCAAACTTGTACCGCTTCTGTGGCCTGCTGAGCGCGCGTCGCGGTATCTGGCTTGCGCGTTGAGCCTGCGGCAATCACATAGTCAAACTCGCGCACGACAGTTTCCACGTCGGTCGAGAGAATGGTTTGTTCCCAGACGTGCGCGCCCAAGGGTCCAAGAATCGGCTCCATGTCCTCGCGCTGTAGCAGCCATCTGGCCGCCATAGCTTCTTTTGCGGCAACCCTGGACATAAAGTCCTCGACCTTGCCGGCCATGTCGTCAGGTCGGATGGAGATGTTCTGCTGCTTGACGTTGGCCTCCGCGGCACTTCGTAGCTGGGCTCCAGACGTTCCGTAGATCAGCTCGGTGAGACCCATCCGCTTATCGAACAGGTCGAACACCGCCTGATAGACGTTCCAGATTTCAGGGTGCCAATCGGGCGCTTCGAGGAACGAGATGATGTCCTTGATGCTTCTGCCGGTGGCTTCCTCAATCTCCACCACGTCAAAATCTTTGCCGGACAGAAGTGCCTCTCGTGCTTTATCTTGGAGAGCAGAGAGAATCCCTACCTTCGTGAGCGAGCTGCGGCGAATCTTGACCGCCAGGTAGCTCATCATGTAATTGATGAACCGCAGTTCTCCGATGCCCGGCTTGATATGACTGATGGGCCAGACCTGTCCCGGCTTCCAATGAAAACCAAGCATCTCAAACGGCCACGATCCATCCGCCCAGTACGGGATCGGCCACTGAGCCGCGAGGAACACCGCCTCTTTGAGTTGTGTCTGAGGTTGCCCAGTCTCCGGGTCGATGGCTGGTTGCTCGACGGGTTCCCCTGTCGTCTGGTCTACAGCCGGCTGCTTTGTTATCGGGTCCATCACCGGTTCCATGACCGGTTCACGCGGTAGGGCAAATGACTCCCCCTCACCCTCTTCTTCGGCCGGGATCTCTAGCAGTTCATCCGGGATGTTCAGCGGGAACGGACAGTCCTTGGCAATCACCAGATAGCAGTAGTCGCCAAGTTCGTCGAATGTCTGATCGAACTTCTGAGTAAGGTCTCTGAGCCGGTCGCCCATGCCCATCTTGGACCAGATTTTCCAGTAGATTAAGAGGTCGTTGCTCTTGCCGTTGGCCTGGTCGTGCTTGGCGTCTGGGTTGCTTTCCTGAGCGGCTTCCTGACTTGAGCTTTGGTGGCTGGCGTACTTTTTCAAAGACTCGGGCGGAAGGTTGTACATCCGCTCTGCTTCCCAGAATGGATGCACGCAGCGTAGCGCCACCCACTTCACGTCGTCCCAATGCCTTGCATCAGGGTCAACCACCAGATCGTTCACGTCCTTGTAGAAGCTGCCGACCATCGCTGTACTATGGCCATCTCGCTGAATCAGTTCTTGCCACAGACAGCCGGCGCCTTTGATAAGCGCCTCGTCGATTGAATTGCGGGATTCAGTTTTCTTGTCGAGTTCCTGTTGAAAGTAGTTCAACACATAGGCGATCAGCTTGGCGCGTGTTTGATTGGTAATCGCCGCCTGCTGCTGCTGCATGGCGAGCATTTGGTATTGCTGCCACGCCGGGTCGATTGGTATCGGCATGCCCGTCATCGGGTCTACCATGAGCGGCTGACCAGTCATCGGGTCGATGGGCGGCGGTTGAATGCCCAGCGCCTCCGGCCCGATCATCGGTGGGTCGTGGGGCGTGACCAGAATCGTCGGGTTGTGATGATAGAGGGATGGTCCGAACAGATCGCGGACTTCGGCCACCTTGTTGATCTGGAATTGGATCGATGGGGCGCGGATATTCTCGTCCGATTCGTCCTCTTGCATCTCGGGGATGTAGCCTGAGCCCTTGGCTTTGGAATACTTCTCCGAGAACATCCAGTTGTGCGGGCCGTCCAGGAACAGCATCGCCTCGTCGGCGGAGTCCTGGAATAGTTCCCGCTTCTTCTTGATGCCTGACGTAATGGCGGAGCGCCACTGGGTACACAGGCTTTTCAGGGGATGTTCTTTGGATGATGCCACTTAACTTTCACTTACCCTTTACGCCCAAGTCGCTTTCGAGCTTTTCCAATCGCTTCGTGAGTGCCGACACCCGCTCGCTGTTCATGCGTTCCTTGGTCTCGATCGTCTTTTCCAAAGCGGCAAACCGCTCGGCGTTGTCCTTGTCTTGTGGCAGGTAGTCCCATGCGCCGTAGTTCCGTCCCAGCGCCTTGCGATGCTTCAACTCCGGGTCGGTGATGTGGTGGACCGAGTTCAGATCCCACGGCGCGTCGTCGTTGATGACCTTGACGCGAATGCCCCGTTCGCCGACCTTCTTCACGTAGGCGATGTAGCCTTCGCTGCTCGGGTCGCCATCTCGGAACCACTTGACGAAGCTGCCGTTCTTGACAGGCGGCGGCACGAACCGTTGCCGCTCCAGTTGTGCAAGTTCCTCTTGAGTCAGCTCGGTCGTTTCGACAGGTAGTTCTGCAACTGCGGTCATGGTCAACCTCCGGGGGCTAAGTTAAGTGTTTTGCCTGGTCGGCGTTTCTTGCGTTTCTGCATCAAGCGGGTGTAGGCGAAGCTCTTGGCTTTTTTCGGTTGAATCGGTCGCACGTATTTCGGCTTGTAAGCGGCGAGATACTCCAGCGCCTGCATGAGATGCACCGCTCCGCGAGTGACCGGTTCATCCACTACCACTGTCCTGCCATTGATGCGGACGGTCTTTTTCTTGTAGCGCTTGATCTCGTTCAGGAAATTCGGTAGCGGTCCTTTGAGAATCCGCAGATATGGATTCTTGTCCATCGAGTGCAGCCATACCCGCACGGCATCGGCGCGAATCTGCTTGTCATCGCAGCCGTCCACGAATTGATAGCCGGTGAGTTCGCTGCGGACGTGCTGCTCTCGTAAGGCACGACTGTAGAGCTCACGCGGGCGCAGACCGGAACCGAAATCCGTGAGCGAGCCACCGTGGGAGTCGATGATGAACGACCGGAAGGAATAGCCCTGAGTCTTACGAGCCACTTCCTTGCCGAAAATCTCCGCGTTGCACTGGCGGATGTAGAGTTCGTCGTACAACAAGATGAATTGCTCGGATGGTGGGATGGCTGCGAACAAGACAGCACACGTATCGTGGCCGGGGTCCACCGCCATGAAGCGGCACCAATCCATCGGCGGCTGGTGCATTTCTTCTTCGGACTTGCACAACTCGCCAAGTTCCTTGGTCGTCATGCCGTGGATGGCCATGTTGAAGTTCGGGTACATCCGCACCGAGTCCATCGTGAACTCACCGTAGGCACGCATGCGGAGCACGTCGTCGCCACGCGCCGCCCAGTCCCGCATGGTCTCGGTGCGTTCGTTCTCTGAAATGTGCGGGTTGCCCAGGAAGTCCCAGCAGAATGAGACCACGCGCGGAGTAGGACTGTTCAATTCGGCTTCGGCGCGTTCGTTAAGTCCCAGCAGTGCTTCGTTCTTGGAATGCGGCATGGCCGCCCAATCGAGCGTTCCGCCTTGAATCACTTCGCCGGTACGGTTGGTTCCGATGGCGTCGGCACAGCGGGCCTGCATTTCATCCACCCACTCTTCTTGCTCCACGTCCTCATCGATCAGGACGTAGTGGGCTGCGAAGCCTTGGGGAATCACGCCGTCGCTGGAGAAGCAGTACAGCATCGAGCCGTTGTGAAACTCGATGCTGGCCAGTTCCATCTTGGCTTTATTGACCCAGCTCATCTTCTTGATGAACCGGTTGGGAATCAGCGGTGGTGACGGTTTTGTTTCTTGTTCGCGTCCGGCGTCGGCGACAGGATCGAAGGCTCGGAACTCACCACTCTCTTTATCGCGGATAATGCGAAACAGACCTGACTTGAGTAGCTTGGGGACCAGGGTGAGCCGGAAGTGCGTCCAGTTCCCGCCGACAAGAACGATATTGCAGTTCTCGGCCGGGAACTTGTCGTAGGGGTCGGTCCCAGTGGCGATGCGGGCCAACTCAATCAAGGCCGCGATGGTTTTTCCTGACCGGTTGCCACCAACTACGATGCGCCGTTTTGCTTTGCAGGCGTGATACTTCTCTTGCCGCTCCATCGGCTTATAGAGATTCAGCGTGGAGATACTGCGCTTGAAGGCTTCGGTGTCCAGCTCCTTGGCTTGGTTCTCAAGGTAAGCGCTGGTGTAGTCTCCTTGCTTTCGCTCGGGGATGCTCATGCCACCTCCTTGGTGGTGTCGCTGAGCACCTTCAATTCGATGAGTTTGGTATGCACCTTCTCCCGCTCGCGTGCCAAATCCTCGTCCGTCATCAGGTCGGCAGGCTTGTTCGCTCCGCCCATTTCCGTGTTCTTGAGGATCGTGCGGTTAATCATCTCCAAGATGCGGATGCGTTCGGACTGCTTGGTTGATTCGTCGTAGTACAAACACGCCATCTGTCCGGCAATTCCCATTGGACCACCGAAGATGTGCGAGAACGCCTCGACCATCTCGGCAGCGTGAGGAACCGATCCGCCCGCGTTGTGGAAGCTGAGAATCTTTTCCACGTTGAACAGGCACATCTCGCGCAAGCCGGCCTGGATGAGCAATTGCTTGTCCACGGCAAGTTGCAGCCTCTCTTGTTCGATCAGCGCCCGCTGCGATTCGAGGTATTGGTTCTCGATCGGGATCTGCGGATTTTCCAGTTCCCTGTTGCGTTCCTCTGCCCGGCAATCCCGGCATACGTTGTGGAATGTCTGCTCAGCGACGTTCTTGAAGTCGAAGTATTGCGCGCGCAAGGGCTTGATCTTGCGGCATGTCGAACAGCGTTGGGTAAGACGGTCGCTCACTCAATGCACCACTGCTTCGATGGGTGTGTGGATGACCTTCCACCAGAAGTCGCCCTCGGTGCGGAACTCGCCTGGGAGCGACTTGACGTTCTGCTCATATCCCATCTGGAATCCGTTGCCACAAAAAACGTGACTCGCCTTCCCGAGCCAGTCGCCTCCGCACCTGCCGACACAATCGTTCATATAAATCAGGTGGGCCTTGGCGTCGAACCGCCTCGACCAGCCAACTTCGTCGCCGATCAGTGCGTCGATGGTGTCGCCAAGTCGCTCTCCTGCGGCATCCTTGAATGATTGCGTCAGTTCAGACCGGACGGTGTAGACCATCGCTCCGGCATCGGCTAACTCGATCGCCACCGTTCCGTCGGGCGGTTCAATGGTGACGACCCTGGGCTGTTCCCCCAGTTCGTATGCCAACTCTTGAACTAGCGAGCGGAGCTTGGGGTGCTTTGGCGTTGGCTTACGCTTGGCGAAAATTACCGACAGCACCTTGCACTTTGGATTCCGCTCGACCTCGAACTCGAAACCGGCCTGCGTCAGGCAATCCTGCACCGTGGTCCACGGTCCTTCATGGTCGGGGATGCTGTGGTGCAGCTCGCAGATGATCTGATCCACCATGTGCAACTTCTTGCTGGTGGCCAGGATGGGAAGCTCGGAGCCTTCGCAGTCGAGCTTCAAGAGGTGGATAGGCTCAGTTAGATAGCTGTCTAAACCTATAGACTTGATGGCCTCACCGTTGCGAGTTGGACCGACACGGTGGGAAGCGGTGTGAGATGGCGGCGCTGGGTATAATCGTACCTTTTCGTCGATGTCCGATCGCCAAATCGCGCCGTTTACGCGCATTATCCTTGGTGTGTTCCGGGTGTTCTCCACCAAGAGTTTGAAGTTCTCTGGTTCAGGCTCAAAGCAGATAACCTGGGAAGCTCCCCGCTTTACGCACTCCAAGGCAAAACAACCAATCTGTGCGCCCACGTCGATGATGACGGCGCCTTCGGGGAACTTATCGGGTAGGCGGTAGCAGTTTTCTTCGCAGACCTCACGGAACACTTCTGGGTCTTGGCTCTCGGGGCGAGCGGTGACGCCGACTCGAAAATCAGGCGGCGCGGCTGGCGGCCCGGACAGCGGCATCCCTTCGTAGAGATGCTTGTTGATTGGAACGGCAAGCCGATTCATCGGCTTCGGCTTCGCCTTCTGCCCTGTCTCATCCCGGTTGGACTTGTCGCCGAGAACCACCATCGTCTCGCCGAGCACCTTTCCACCAAGAACCGCATGCCGCAGCGTCTCGGCGATATTGCTGGCTGCCAGGGGTCGTGGCTTGCGGACCATCTTCTGTTTGGCATGGCCGGCCCAGGCGTCGAAGTTGCAATACACCGGGTTGTATCCGAGCTTGATGATCCCGTTCATAGAGACGTTGCGGGTGAAATACACGTCCTCGGTCGTGTCCTTCTCAGATTCAGTGAAGTCCTTGTACTCGTAGCAGAAGTACGGGGCATCGACTAAATCGAACATCCGCATGTCGATGAGCATCAGACCTGTCGGACCAGCGGCCACATCGACGATTCCCGACCACAGCGACGCTTCCTCGCGGGTCATCATGTCCAACTTGAACTTTTCCGGCTGGTCTTCGTTGGAGTGGTTCGTCCACTTGAAAACGTAGGCAGCCTCATACTCCGGCGTGCCGCAGTACGGCGCAAAGATCAGGGCCGGCCCCTTCTCGTAATGCTTTTTTAGAAACTCCCAGCTTGTGTCCCAGAAGGGCTTGCCGTCCGGCTCGATGTCCGGTGCATTGTCAGAATCGACCATCAGTAAGTAGTCGGCCTGAGCGCGCCGTGCGTGCAGCACCATCTGGTTACGGACCATCGTGATCGGAGTGTCCCGATAGGTGCATTCGTGAATTAAATGCACCTGCGGGTCGGACCGCATCTTGTGGTACGTGTTCTTCCACCAGTACATGATCTGCGGAAGGATGGCACTGTAGCCGCCATTTCCCGAGTACGCCGGGAATCCAACGAAGAAGGTAAACTTGCGGTCGATCATAAAACCTCATAGCAATAAAAAAGCCGCACTCACGAGAGTACGGCCCCGAGACACTACGGTTTTCGCGCAGCGTCGAGTGTCGAATTGTTTCGAGAACCAACTTACTGCGCGCTCGGGGTTGCACGCGGCAAATCGGGAGTTACTCAGTAATCAGCTCTTAGGTCGATCAGGATGTCCGCGTTCGTATTGCCAGTAGTTTTTGCGGACAGCGCACGACCGACGCGGTTCATAATCTGTTCGCCAAGCACGGCGGTTGAGCCGGTGAAGGCGGCTTCGGACACTCGCCCGCCATCCGTACCTGGAGTCGCTGCTGCTGTGGAAGCGGCGGCCGTGGACGCAACCATCTGGTCGTCTTCGGCAATCACGCTCGCCAAAGGCGCAATGTCCGTGAGACAGAGCGTCGGTCCCTTGACTGCAATGAAGAACACGTCGCCCACTGGGACGCCTGCCGCCGGCAGAAACTCGTCCACCACGCCGGCAAAGTATTGCGACGTGAGCGCCGTATAGCCGTCCACCTCGGTATGCAGGGTGGTGGTCTTGTATCGCACCACGCGCTTGGGAAGCAGTGCAACGGTTGAACTGTTGCGCACGGCACGCAGGGTGACAAACCGGTTGGACCGTTTCTTCACCGGGTCGGCCGGGTCTTTGTCCTCGACGATCCACTCGTTGCCCAACCAGCTGGGTCCGTCGGTGTTGGCAGTAACCCCGAACACCTTCCCACGAGCAAAAGGTAATTGGTCTGAATACATGGCTATGTCTTTGGGGTCAAAGGTAATTAAGCGAGCGTAACCAGCTTGCCGAAGTGACGTGGGCTGTAGAACTTCAACTGGCCCAAGAAATCCACGCACACCCGCCATGAGCGCGATGGCATGTCGTATTCCGGCCCTTCCACCTCGAACAATTTGTCCTGCATGGAGAGTAGTTGGCACTTCTCGATGTTGATGCCGTAGGCCACCAACGGCGGGATGCCGAACTCGTGGGCGATCTCGGCTCCGTCCTGGTAGAACGAGTCGCCTTCGATGCCGAACTCTCGGTCCTTCGACCCCTGGTTCACAACCACGCGCTCGGTTGCGTCCTTCTTGTCCTTGAAGAGGCGGAGCATCTTCGTGTCCATCAGTACCAGATCGACCGTGCCGGACGAAGCGATGTTGCGGTTCGTGTAGAGCAGCATGGCGCGAGTCGCCAGCACGCAGTTCTCACCCCACGAATCTCCTGTACCGTCGAAACCGGTCGAGGTGTAGTTGACGATGATCGGACTGAAGTAGTCGAACTCGGCGTCGCCCTTGCCTTCCGGCCAGTTGTAAGGCCATGCACCGCCTTCGTTGCCAAGAATCGTGGAGATCCCGGCGTAGGTGTCGCTCGGGTAGGCGAACATATCGGCAGCGTTCGCCGTGCGCGCCACGGTAGAGGTTGTGGTCGTCTGCGTAATAGTTTGCGTCGCAGCGAACATCGTCTCGAAGCCGCTGATGCGGCCTGAGTTTCCGGCGGCGGAGCTGTCGATATACAACTCCTCGCTGAACCGATCTTCCAGGTCGCCCATCATCATCTCTGTCAACTGCGACCAGATCTTGACGATGGCTGGTTGGCCGCGGTTCTTCAACCGCTCACGCTTGGTCATCGCGTCCGTGATGACGTAGCCCTCGTAATCGAGAGTCGCCGTGTCCAAACGGTTGATCGGCTGGAACGTGATCGGCTGGGCGCCGTTGTTCACGGTGATGTTGGCTTGCGCCTTTTTCGGACGCCAGGTAAACCCGTCGCCAGAGACGTTGTACTTGATGTTGCCGGCGGATTTTAAGCGGCGGAGAAGAATCCGCTTGCGCATCACAAGGTCTTCAAAACCACGCAGATGATCTGCGATGGTGCTGTTGACAATTCTCGCCCATTCGGCCACGGCTATATCCTGTGCCTACTGGCACGGTTCGGGTCAGTTCTTATCTGCAAAGACGTGGTTCTCGTCGTAACCCGCTTCGGCAAAGGCTTGCTTCATGCGGTCTTCGATGTCGAGTTTTGGATTCGGTGCTCGGCGCGTCTCGGGGCGCTTGAAGGTTCCATCTCGGTTTCTGGTTTGGGTGGCGCCCTGCTTGAGCACGTCCATCTTTTTGGTCTGGTTGACCTTGTTCGGGTCCGCTTGCTGCGCTTGCTGAATGACCAGCTCGCCGTGGACGATCTTCAGCGCGGAGTCCCATGCCTGACGGTTGGGGCTATCGCCGCCAAGCATCTGAGCTTGCTGCGCGATGCGCCGACCGACGACCGTGGGCTGGTTGTTCTGGTCAAAGAGAATGTGCCTGTGGGTTTGCTCCCAGTCCTGCACTTCACGCATGGCCCGGTCGTGGGCGATCGCCTGCTGGATGTTCTGTTGGAGATACTGAGAAACTTGTGGCTGGACTTGCTGCCACACGAAATCGCCGGGGTTCTGCCAGAAGGATTTTTCGTTCTCAGCTTTCCACTCGGCGTAGGCTTGAATCTTGGCGGGCAGCGTCGGGTCGATGCCGGAATGCAACGGAACAAGATTGCCTTGCTCGTCGCGCTTCACACTCGACAGCCAGCGCGGATCGTACTCGGGCGCCTTCCATGCGGTCGCAGCTTGTTGCTGTTGTTGCGCGGCGTAAGCCTGTTGCTGCTGCCACTGTTGGATTTGCTGTTCGCGCTGGGCAAGCTGCTGCTGATATTGCTGTGCCTGAAACGCAAAGTAGCGCTCGCGCTGCTGTGTTTCCTCTGCGGCGCGGAGTCGCTCTTGCAGCTTGGTTGCCGCGGTCTCTTCATCCAGGTCGGCGTACTCTTGGCCGAGCTTGGACCAGAAAGGCGGTGGCGGTTCCGGGGGAGACGGTGCCCCTTCGCCGCCGTCGCCTTCTGAGGAGGTAGCGGGTTCCTCTGGCGCAGACTTAGATTCCGGCTCGGTGTCCTCGCCGGTGTCGAGGTCGTCGTCCTCGATGTCTTCTTGGGGGTCGGCTTTAACTTTCTTTGGCATTGAGCAGTCGGGGTGACTGCGCGAAAGGTGAGCGGCGTCTCGGTTTATAGGTGCGCTCGTAGCTAAAACGTGCCAAAAGTCGGCTTGCGGTATGGAAAACCAACTAGGTAAACTGGGAAAGGCTAATAGAAACTCAGGAATTGCAGGCGTGCCATTGAGTCCAGTTGACCCAACCCTGATACCGATCACGGAAGCGAAGCGAAGATTGCCAGGTGGCCGTGGTCGCTCGCAGATGTGGCAATACTACAAGCGCGGCTCAAGGAATCGGCTCACTGGTGAGGTGATTCACTTAGAGGTCGTGTGGCGTCCCTGCGGCTGGCACACCAGTCCTGCGGCTTGGGAGCGGTTCTTGCTGGCTCTGAATAAGGGGAATGGTCAGTGAGAACTGGGAAAGAAAAGCTGTACGCCGACATTCAGAACCAGATTCACAAGCTGATTATGGACGAACAGCTCGATCTCATTAAGTGCCGCGGACCTTATATATGGACAGTGCGCAGCAGGAAGGGGACTTACGCAGAAGGCATGATGCTTGCATTCGCACTGGAAAACTTGCGGAAGCTGGAGAGTCCCCAATTGGGGACATGAGCCATGACTGACGCCGACATCGACCGTATCGCCCTGGAACGATTCGTCCACGCCTACAAAGGTGCATGGCGTGAACTCGGCAACATGCCCGAGAACGCTGCGACTGTGGAGCTACTCAAGGCGTTCCATCAAGCGGACGCAATCGTGCATGGCGCCACAGAGCAAGCGAGAGACGCAATCAATGAAGCCCTCATTAATGGCGCCGGTTCGTTAGAAGTCAGAGTTGGCGAGGACGGTCTGCCTTGCGGACCACCCGAGACCCTCGAATCCTTACTTGGTATGAGTGCGGCATCGGGACCAAGCCCATCTCGCTCTGAGCCGCCCGCATGATGGGGCAACAAAACATGAGCCGAGTCGCATACATGCGGTGGTATGGAGTTGTGCTCACCATCGCCACAGTGTGCTTCTGCGGCGTCTGGCTGACCGAAGGCGGCAATTCTGCGGGAGCACTGCTGGCATCGAGCTGCATCCTCTACTTCGTCGCTGGTCAGTTGATCGAATCTGCTGGTCGACTTGACCAAGACGCGGATGGCGGGTAGGCTATTTCACGGCTGGCTTACAAGCAATCTCACGCACATGCCAGAAATGGCACACTAGGCCGCAGGGTGCTTTAAGCCAGCATAAAAACCTGCGGCCTTTTTCTTTTGGTACGCAGGGCGGCGACCCGAGACCGCCGTAACACGTTCTTCGCGCAGCGGATTAACCACCATCCGCCCTCTAGGACTGCAACTTAGCAGACAACCGAAGAACGGGTCAGGTCAGCCACCCGAACATGGCGGCCGCACCGGCGATCGGACAAGCCGGCCACATCTCGACTTCGAAGTGCTGTCCGACGGGATAACCGGTGTGAACCCACCCCGCGTTTAACGAAACGCAAACCGTGAGAACCTATTGCTACAACAAAGGTTACGCGGAGCTATCCACGCAAATCCCAGGGGACTTCGAACCCTGGTGCGAGGGGTGCAGTAGCTAAGGAAACCACCCGAGTGCCGACGCGCTTCGAAACCCCGGTTGCAACAATAAAGACGCCACTCCATCGATATTGAGGAGTGAGGTTAAGTAAGTTCATTTCAAAAACTTGCGTAGCGTCCGTACAGAAACGACGTTAAACTTCCGGGGGGCGGAGGGTTGACTGGGATTCCCTGTAAACGCCACAAAGACCAAACAATGAAAAAACACCCAAAACCACCAATCCCAATCGATGAACAACTCCGAGCCGCGTTCATCCTACACGGAATAGGAGACCATGACGTAAACCCAGAACAGTCAAGCCGCTCCATTCAAGCCGCTAATGACATGCAAGACATCCACCTCGCTCAAGTGTTCGATGACTTCCACGAATGGCCGTCAAATCAGGGTAAAACCCAAAACAGCGAAAACTCTGGGAGGGGTATGTGACTGTAAGTGGGTTGGCCGCTGGGGGCCTAGGGGTAGGGTATTGAGCATGCTATTGCTATTGAGTACCGATGACGTCATACGATTACGTGCGTTGCAATAAGTCCTTACGGCATAAGGGCTTACGACTAATTGCATATACATACTCACCATTAGCATTTAGGGGGTTTGTATATCAGCAGGTGTGATAGTTCCCCGCTGTCACCGAGCTGCTTGCGAGCTGATCTCGGCTTGGTTGGCGTCGCTTGGTTGCGGTCTTGTGTCGTACCTGGGCAGTGAGCCGAGCCCTTGCTTGTCCGCTCTTTGGAGCTCGATTGAACCTCGGTTGCCAGTCGGTTTAGTCCTATCTACCAAGGTGTCCAGTTCACTTACGGGTTGATCGTCTCAGAGATTCTGCGAAGTTTCTTAGAGCTCGTCGCAGGGCCTCTACATCGGTTGTGGCACCGATGGCCTGTTTGATCTCGGCGAGGTTTGCTTCGTCGGCAGGATACAGATGAAAAGAGCAGATTCGTCCTTTGTGTCTCTTGGGCTTTTCTGACATTGTTGTCATTTTCTTGGATTCGCTATGGAAAGTTTATTGACACAGACGAATGGATAATGTACCATGCTGGCTAGTGTGGCGACAAGTCAACTTCGGCTGTCGCGGGAAACCTCTGGAATAGTGGGTGAAACGATGACGAAAGAGCAAGCCTACGAAGCATTGAGACAAGCCGCTGAGCGAATCGGCCAGCGTAACTATCAATCTGGTGTCTATGTCCCTGGACGCAAGGGGTACGCACTAACAGCCGAGCACGATGCAATCGTTAAGGCGATGCCACAGGTTCTATCAGGTGCTCTGTCGCCAGAATCGGCAATGACGCTTCTCGGCCACAGTTTGCCGACTCGACTCTGCGACTACTGCGAAGAGGCCCCTGCCACTGGCTACGTCTCAGCCTATAAGGCTCACGTCTGCGAGCCGTGCTACGAAGATCACCACGGACCAGTAGACCGCTAGTTCCCCCGCGGTCAGGCGCTTTGCCGATCGCTCACTTATCTCTTGAATGGTGGACCAAAACGATGATTACGATTCGCAAGCTAGAAAACTGGCCGAATCACCTCGGCTTCGTGTTCTCTGTGGGCAATGTCCGCTTTGAGGTCTGGAACGATGGCCGATTCGTGCGGATAGCAGCCGATGAATCACTCTGTGGGTGCTACGGCGTGGAATATCTTGACGCCAGGACAATGGACCGCCCGACTTCCCATATCGCCTTAGCTCAGCTCTGCTACTCGCTGTGGCGAAATCAGCGGATTCTCTGGCGTCCATGCGAGTGCTAGCGCTCTCCGACCACGACGCCGCTTCACCTCGGCGCCCTATCGGCCAGCGCTATGGCATTCCGCCGGCGTGGTCTAACCCTGGATAGTGGGAGATGCTCATGATTGTGACACTGAAAAAAACGATTCCTAGCGGGAGCCACAATGCCCCATACTCCGAGGAGATTGGCGAGCATTGGCCGCAAGGTCAGCAGTTCAAACTGCTCGACAAGCGTAGGCAGACATCATGCCAGCGGTTCTATCGTACAAAAGCCACATCGACGATCGTTGAACAGATCGGCGGTGAGGAAGTGCTGGTAGCTATCCCGAATGACAAGTTCGTTGAATTGTTCGGCATGGAGTCACCATACGGGCCAGCGTCCTAGGCGAGGACGATCCCCGCTACCGCTCGCCTGCGGGTGGGCGGAAGCCGCGACCGTTTGCGGGCGCTGAGCCACTGGGGCCAGCGCTGTTTAGTACCTCTTGTTTAGTGGAGCCTGAATTATGACCACGACAGAACCGAAAACCAGTTCCCTAGAGTTTCGCTGGACCGTGAGCCGTGCGCGGGATACCGCTGGCTACAACATTTGCACTCTTTATGTCGATGGGTCCAGAGTCGCGCGATGCAACGGCGGCGGATATGACATGAAGGGTACTGTGCTAGGTGACTTCATCGCCAAGCACTACGCTGATCGCTTGCGGTCACTGAAGCCAGAAGACATGCCGGAGCAGTCGCATTGGAAAGCAGCCGACAAGCCGAGAGCTATTTGCATCAACCGCGACTGCCAGCACTGCGGTGAAGGGGTGATTGATTCGGCTGAACATTACGCGCCTTGCCCTCATTGTGGGCAGGATACACGACCAGACGCTCACGACGGCAAGCGGATCGACGATGGCCGCTACTTCTACGGGCTTACGTTCCACGATCCGAACTATGACCCATCCAAGGCTGTTATCGGCGTCGATTGCACTGATCGCACTTTGAGCCACGACGACCACGAAGGCGAGACTGTAGAGCAAGCTGAGGACGCTGGCGTGTCTTTTGGCCTTGAGCGCTATCAGGCGTTCTATTCGGCATCGTCCAAAGTGCCGACCGAACGACATACCGTGCCACTCATTGATGGCGCTTGCGGAATGTCGAGCGTTGAGAAGATTGCCCAAGCCATCGGCTTGTCGCTCGAATGGCTTCCGGGTCGCAAGAATCGCAAGGACGATCTGTACTTGCTCCACGATGAGCGCGAGTAACGCCCACCAGTCAACGCCCTGCCTCACACTCAGGGCGCTACTGGCGAGCGTCGCCACCCGCTAGACCATTTCGGACAGCGGGAACGAACCTCAGTTAGTGGAGCAATGACCATGAAAATCGTCGTCAAATACTGGCATGGAACACTGGAGTGCCAGGGCATTGCAACAAGCTACCGTGGAGCGATGCGGATCGCCAGCCGCAACCAGAACGCCTACCAACCGCGATATTACGATCCACAGGGCCGCGAGCTGTTTGATACCGGCTATGGACTCGCTTACGAACCTCAGGCCGGCGACAAAACCATCGTCTGTGCCGTTTAAGCCGAGTCAGACCACTATCTGACTTGGCGACCCGCCGGGAGCCTCTATCGCGCCTCGTGGTGCGGTATGCGTCCCGGTGGGGTTTATGAACATCTAACCTGGAGACGAACGATGACGACCGAACTAATGCAGCTTCCGCGATGTCAGCACCACGGGCAAATGGAGCTGCGACCCGCAAAGCACCAGAGTCAAGAGCAGTTGTACTGTGGAGTATGGTACGACTGTCGGCGCGGGTGTTCCTCTAGCGTTTTAATGCCTAGCAGGGCACTTTTGGCACAACTTGCCGAACAAACAAAACGCTAACCCTTCCCCTCCGCGCCGTCACGGCGGCGCGACGATGGATGGATTATGCTTTACAATTCGATGGGGCCAGCAAGACCTATTGGGGCCAGCGCATGAACACTCGACAATGTTTCAACATCTGCGTAATGGCCGTCAACGAAAAGCTCAATGGAGGTGGCCACGACGACCAAAGCAAGCCGCTCGATATTCTTGAGTTGGCAAAGCAGTACACCGGCCGTCTCAGCAACCCGCCACCGGCCGTGGATTTAGACCGAATGCTGAGCATGACGCTACGTGAGATTACTGAACTTGGGGCCAGCACATGAAAAAACCACCCACTCTCCCAGAACTCGCCAAACAACTCTCCGCCCTGGATGGGGCCAGCGACGACTCCCTGGTCCGCATGGTCTCCGATGTCCAACACAACATCGAGGACGTGCTAGGCGGTCTCCTGGCCCAGCTACCGGGCAGGCCAGCGGGCAAGGGCCACGTCTTCTGCTACGGGCGCCAGTCCAAAGACGACACGGTGCAGATCCACACTCAAGCCGGGCAAATCCATGAGTTCCAGGACTACCACAAGCGAAAGCTCGCAGACCTGGAGCTCCGCTGGCCGCCGTTCTTCGATATCGGCGTGTCAGGGGGCGTGCCACTGTTCCGCCGCCCTGCTGGCTCGAAGCTCAATGAGTTCTTGAGACGTGGAGACCACCTGATAATCACTAAGCTCGACCGCGGGTTCCGCAGCAAACTTGACGGATGGCGCACCGTCAAGTCGTTCCACGACCGCGGCATCTCGGTCCATATCATCAACATGGGCCTGGACATGAGCACGCCGGTCGGAAAGGTCATGTTCTCCATACTGCTGACTTTTGCGGAGTTCGAGCGCGAGATGATTTCGGACAGGACCAAAGAGGGGCTCGCTGTCCGCAAGCGACTGGGCCTCAAGCGCTGTGCATGGTTCAGACCTTACGGCTGGAAATGGACCGGAAAGGCCAGCAATAAGACTAAAAAGCTGGTGCCAGACATCGACGAACGCAAGTTCGCCGAGCATCTCATGGAACGGCTTTCGCACTTCAAGTCAATCGAGAACGTGACCGAACTCATCAAGTATGAGGGACACGTAAACCCAAACACAGGCAAGCCTTACACCAAGTTTTCGGTCAGGGAGCGCATCTACGCGCTGTGGTTGGGCTTCCCGCAATGCCAGAACCGAGAAATGTACCGGGGGGTCAAGAATGTCGGGATCAAGCTCGGCGAGCAGGTTGTCGGGTATTCAGATCTTGACGAACCAGTTTCCGTAAACGGGCACGCTTCTTACGCTTCTGTTGCTCACCAATCGGACGACCAAACAAACCAGTCTCCTGGTGCTGCAACTGATTCTGAGTCTCCTGAGATAAATCCTTTAGAGACCAGTCTTCCTCCGGTGGCTCAACAACCTGCGGTATAGTGCCCGCCATTAACGCTCTCTCGGCCGCTAGCCTGCGATGTTCGTCAAGGATGGCCCTGGAGATGGCCCGCGAGGCGTAGGCCCTGAAGGCTTCCTGGGGCACGGAAAGGTCATGCCTGCCGGCTGCCAGTACCAGGGCCAGTTGGCCAATGGAGAAAAACTCCTCGGGATCTGGGGTCCGGCGCGAGAGGATGCGAACAAGGTCTAGATTGGCCAGGATCAGGGCTTCGCGTTCTCTGGACAGACTCACCATTATGAAAGCGTGATTGGTAAGTGCCCGTGATAATGCCAGTCTCCCTCAGCCCCGCCGTTCGGCATGACCTTGCCAGCCCACAGGTCGGCCCAGGTGAGCCACTCCTTGCCGACGCGGCCCATTAGTTCGGCTCGGAATAGTCGAGCGTGGTTGCCCTGCGTGGCAATGACCTGTTCACCGTCCCAAGGAAATGTCGCAACGCCGTCGGCATCGGCAATCTTCGTCCGCCAGGGGAACACAAGCGTCTGCGTCCGCGGCGATTGCGCGATGATGTACATATCCACGATCGCATTAGGCTCAGTCCGTACTTCGACCGTGACCGGATTCGTCGGCCTCGACCCGCGTGTGTCGAGGAAGTCATTGCTTCTCACGATCCCGTTGACCACGAACGAGCTCAGCGGGCAGAGCATGGCTTTATCGAGCCACGATTGCATGTCGTGGATGATAAGTTTTCCATCCGGCCCCCAGCCGCCAAAGCCCATGAGCGGGTCGAGTCGCGGGAGTTGGCGCGAGTCCCAATAGTGCCCAGTCCCGTCTAGCATGTCGGCCAGCGGAGTTACGCCGCTGAAATCCCGCATCGTCCAATTCGCGTTGTATTCCCACAGACCGAAGATGTGCAGTCCCTCATGGGCAATCGTGTCGCACAGACCGTAGTTGTCGCTGCGAACTTCCGGCGTGTGGGCCACGATGGCATCGTTTCGCACACCGCTCATGCTGGGGTTGCCTGGCTTGATCCGCACGTCGAAGCTGAGTGACGGGTCGCCTACAATTACGTGGTCGTCGGGAACAATCTCAAAGCCAGCGTATTGGAATCGCAGGTCAGTCGTCTTGGCAAATAGGTGGTTCAGGTGCCCGGTGATTTGCTCCAGGTCGTCGTCGGTGGTTTGAGTGACCAACAGATTATCGACGAAGAACCGCAGCGGCTTGGCGGTTTGCCGCTTGGTTTCAAACTTCAACGGGATGTCGAGCAGCGTTGGCATCTACTTCTGGATTGCTGACAGGTCAACGGTCACGCCTTCACACATTTTTAGAACCTCGGAAAACATCCGACGAAACTCCGCTGTTCGTCGTTCACGCCAACGAATACGAACACCGTCTCTCCGCACGTCGTAGGCTTCGTAGTACGGTCGATGTCCGCTTCTCAAAGGAAGTCGCTTGGCAACCGAAGCCAACCACGTCCTCTCATTGGTGAGCCGTCGCTGGCTCCTTCGTCGGCGGTTTTCTCGACACTTTGGCATCAGTCGCTCACCTCAACCCTGAAGGTTGTTTCAAGGTCCGCCGTGACATCGCCCTCGATGATGCAATTGGGAGACAACGTAAGACCAGCCGGCATCGACGAGCCTCCCGCCAGGACAGTCTTAAACACTCCACTGCCACGCGGTCCGCTCGGGTCGTAGTCGAACTGCAATTTGTGCATGTAGTGCTCGCCAACTATGCCAACGTGTGGCTGAGCCACAAGGATGATCTTGGCATCCGGCGTGACCGAACGGAAAACCAGGGTGATGTCAAATTGTCCGGTGATAGTCATGCAAAAGCCCCTTGCACTAGCTGTGGTTCTTGGTCTTTGAATAATGGCTGGCTGTTGAGGGCTTCCTTAATGCGGCGTTTGGCACGTCTGAATGTTGCTGGGTCTTTTTCTATACCAACAAATCTCCGGCTGGCTTGGACGCACGCAACGCCGTTTGTTCCGCTTCCAAGAAACGGGTCTAGAACTGTGCCGCTATCATGGACAAGTTTGACAATTGGTCCAAACACGATCGGCTGATTCCATGCGTGCAGATGCTTCTTCCAACTCTTTCCGGCACGAAATAATTGGTCATCCATGATGGGATGCTTACTGCGTTTACCCTTTACGAACCACAGGCATGGCTTGAAATTAACTTTTACGCCAAAGCCGTGCATGATCGGCGTGATGCCGGCAGCGTTCGGCAGGATGCACAGCCAGTGGTATCGCAGATTTTTCGAAAGCGCCTCAAGCACTCGAGGTAGCTGATAGTGTCCGCACAGCGTCAGCAAATGCCCTCCGTCAACAATCACTCGAGGTGCCAAGTCGCCTAGCGTGTCCCACACCGCATCAAACTCCTTGGGGTACGGTGGGTCGGTAATAACGGCTTCTACACTCTCAGCCTCGAGTGATGGCAACACCTCCACCGCATCAGCCAAGTAAAGGCTGACAGTCCCGCAATCGGATTGCCATGTAGGTTTCATTGTCTCGCCTCAAATTCAGCTAACGCACGCCGCACGATTTCGCTTTTCGGTAGCCCGGTCTTCTTCGCCAGTCTTTCGAGCCGGTCAACGTCGCCTGACTTCATGTACATTTTGATGTAGTCGGAACGGTTGCCTTTTGGTCGTCCGCCAAGCTTAAAAGGATTGGTTGTCGCTCGCCGGATAAGGTCGGCAACTTTCGTTCGTTCGTGCTGCTCGTCGATCGTCATAGGTTCAAAACCCCGCCGCCCGCGACTGTTTCCAAAACGAACGGCGGGGCGCGTCCCGTGCTTCCTCGTTGTGTCCTACTGCGGTGGGCCGGGTGTCATTCCGGCACTTATCTGATGGTTGTGAGGGTGTGTCTTCGGACTATCCATCAGCTTCGTTTTTCCACCGCAGTTGGTTTGTTTAATTCACCCTCTGGAGTTTCCCAGAATAGGTTTTGTTGTCAGGGGTCACGATCGCAACGCTAAGCTCGTCTCGCACCGGCGGCGGGGGCGGTGGTGGTGGTGGCGGTGGAGGTGTAAATGGTTCTGGGTACAGCTCGATGATGCGGGCTTTATCTTCCGCTTGCGGGCGGTCAAAGTTCACGAGTTGGTCGTACATCAGGGCCGCTGGATTCTGTGAATGCGTCAGCCCAAAGATGTGCCCGAACTCGTGACCTAAGACGTTTTCGAGCTTGACCTCGTTGACTGATATGCCAACCGACCATTTCATGAGCGAGTTCAGCTTAACGATTCTCTGCGTTGCCCAATCCGTACCGGGCATTTGGGCTGTTGCGGCGATGTTGACGGGCAATGGAGCCGCACGGATCAAGATGTGCGCAACCGCAAGGTCCCTTGTCCGCGTGATCTTCAACGGACAGACGCTCATCCAGTAAAACAGCGATGTCTCGATGGCCTGCTCAACCTTAAGCGCGTTCAGGTTCGGCCCGCTGGGGTAGCTCTCGATCATCCAATTGAGATCGAGGATTATCCAGCGGAGCGATGAGGCCCCGAGGGTGAGCGACTGTCGGTCGTCTGTGCCGCAGCGGATTTGGTCAGGGTCGATGTTCACGGGTCTCGTCTCAAGTCGATCCAGAGACAGAGTATGGTTGC